GCCGCGGCTCTCGAATGGGCCGGGCGTGCCCTCAGCGTGCCAGTGGTCGGCTGGTGGTACTCGCCAGACCAGTGCGGCGATGTGTGGAGCAGGCAGGCCACGCCGAACGATGTGTGCCGCGATGCCACCCACCCCACCGGCATCAAGGACTGGGGCATCTGGTTCGAGCAGATTGACCGCATCGCACAGTTGGACCGTGAGGCCGTCAGCACCCGCGTCCGCCGCTTGTAATGTCACGATTCAACCAGAAAACCTACAACAAGGACGCGGAGCGGGAAATCATCGCCCTGCTCCGTGATCCCACGGACCTGCTGGCAGGGAAGACGCCCCGCGAGGTGGCATTTGCCAACCTGTGCGAGGCCCTGCTGGAGCGGACGGACAGGGGGCATCTGACGCAGCAAGCGGTTTGGGCGACCCAGCGGGTGCTTGAATACACCGACGGCACGCCCGAGCTGGTTGCCAAGACGCAGATGGCCTTCACGCAGGTCAACGTCCAACTGCAATACGATCCCCCGGCTTGTCCTTCCATCGTCCCGCCATCAACTTACCTATCCGCAGCCCCTTCCCTCACCCCGGACAGGCCCGCATCCTCGCCGACCCAAGCCGCAACAAGATCGTCCGGTGCGGACGGCGATACGGTAAAACGAAGCTCGGCATCATCACAACGTGCCAAGTCGCCAGCGAAGACGACAAGCGGATTGCGTGGTTCATCCCCCAGTACAAGTACACCACCGAAACGTGGCGGGAACTCACGCAAAGGCTCGGCCCGGCAATCGCCAAGCAAAACGCCTCCGAACACCGAATCGAACTGAAGAACAGGTCCGCCCTCGATGTGTGGACGCTGGAGAATGACCCCAAGGCTGGCCGTGGCCGGTTCTACGACCTGATTGTCGTGGACGAGGCGGGACTGGTGCCAGGGCTGAAGATGTGGTTTGACATGGTGGCCCGTGCCACGCTGGTGGACCGCCGCGGGCGAGCCTTGTTCATCAGCACGCCCAACACGATTGGCCCAGACTTCGACGAGATGTTCGAGTCCGCAGAGAGCGGGGCGGACAGCGATTGGAAGGCGTTTACCGCCACCACGTTCGACAACCCGCACCTGCCGGGCGAGGAACTGGACAAGATCAAGGAAATCATCAAGACCCTGCCCGAATGGCTTGCCAAACAGGAGTATTACGCGATTCCGGCCCCGAATGCGGGCGGCTTCTTCCCCCGCGATGTGATTCGCCGCATGATGACCGACGCGCCTGAGCCGTTGTATGTGGGTACGCTGACCATCCGCGGCACGCCGATCAGCGAATGCGCCGCCCGAGACGTTGAGAACGTGATCCGCCGGCGGCAGATCGAGGCCATCGAGTGGGAGGAGCGGCCCGATGGGGAGTGGAAGGTGTGGGACGACGACATAGACCGAAACCGCCGCATGGTGATGGGGTGCGACCTTGGCGCGGGTGTGGGTGCCGCGAACACGGTGTTCTCGGTGGGTGATGCCGACAGCAAGCGGAAATCGGCGGAGTTTGCAAGCCCCGGCGTGACTCCCGAGCGGGCGGCCTGGCACGCGGCAATCGGGGGCCTGTGGTTCGGTGGCGGTCAACGCAAGGACGAAGGGACGTTCCCCGGCGCCGAGGTGCAGTTTGAAATCAACGGACCCGGCGAGGTGTTCAGCCGCGAGATGCACCGCCTGAGCTACCCGGCGATGTGCCACCAGTCCGACGATCCGGCAGACATGGCGACCAAGGACCCCAGCCGGTTCGGGTGGCGATCGAGCCCGCAGGCCAAGGAAACGCTGCTGGCAGCCTACCGCGGGGCTCTGGCATCGGGGAGGTTCTTCAACCCGTCCAAGGCGGCACTGGCCGAGTGCCTGACCTTCCGGTACACCAAGACGGGCAGGCTGGAGAGCGTCAAGACCGTGGTAGACCCAGCGGACGAGGTGGCAAGGGTGCCGCACGGTGACAGGACCATTGCCGATGCCCTGCTGTGGGATGGGTGGATGCGTGCGCCGGTGACGGTCCCGAGGCCGATGGAGCGGTCGGAAGCAACGCCGGGCGGTCGTCTGGAGAAGTTGCGTGAGGCCGAGAAGAAACGCAAAGGGCGATTCGCCTGGTAGCGGGCGTATCATGTGGTGTCTGACGGCGGGCTCCCAGTGAGCCGCGCATGTCCACCGCCAACATCTTCGATGCTTCCAAGATCACGCGAGCGATCGAGGGACCGGCCACGCTCCGCATGATGCCGTTCCGCCAGATGCGGAACCTCGTCAACCGCGAGTTTGGCGGGGCGTGGTATGGCAACTTTGCGGACATTGGGGCACGCGCGGAGAGCGACAAGCGCCCCGTGAACCTGCTCTATCAGTTCGTGCGGACCTACCTGCCCAATCTGGTCGGACCGGCCATCAAGGTGAAGGTGTCGGCCAAGACGATGGGGATGCGGGCACAGGCGACTACCCGCGAGCTGATGCTGAATCACATGCTGAAGGAAATGAACTTCACCCGCACATGGCGGGCGGTGGTTCAGGATGCACTGACGGGCGGGCTGGGCGTGTGCAGGACGGGCTTGCGGGCCGGTGGCAGCAGCTACAAGGTCAACGGCGAGGTGTTCGACATGGGCCAGCCCTATGCCGTTCGCGTTGATCTGGACGACTTCGTGCGTGATCCGCAGAGCCGCGACCCCCTCGAAGACTGCTGGCGGGCGTTCCGGTATCGCGTGAGCCGTCGGGAACTGCTCGAACTGGGCATCTACGACCAGGATCTGGTCAACAGCATTCCCATGATCGGGTACGCCGGGGCGATGACCCGCGGCGAGTCCGACGAAATCATGGGCAACCGGCAGGACATTGACCCCATCGACGAGAAGGTCGAGCTGTGGGATGTGCTGTACTACCACGGTGACACGGTGCTGGAGGGCACGCTGGCGGGCAACATGTCCAAGTGGCTGATGGAGCCGCACGAATACGAGGGCCGCGAGGGTGCGCCGCTCGAACTGCTGTCGCTGGTGGACATGCCCAACAACGCCATGCCGGTAAGCCCGTGCGGGTCGATCCTCGATCTGCACCTTGCGATGGCCGCGGCGGGTGCGAAGATGACGAACCAGCTCCTGAAGACGAAGGCGTCATACATCTACAGCACGGCCAAGGGCGAGGAAACCGCGATGGAGATGCGGGATTCCTTTGATCAGGAGTTCTTCCAGGGCGATCCGTCCTCGGTCGCGGCGGTGAAGTCGGGCGGCCTGCTCCCCGAGATGCTGCCTGCGTTCGATTGGCTCGAAGGTCAGGCCAACAAGATGACGGCGATCCACCTGCTCAACGGCAGCGAGGACACCAGCAAGACGGCCACGGTGGGCAGCTACATGCAGGGCAACGCCTCGGTGCTGCTCAACGACTGGCGCGGGTTGTGCAACGAAGCCTGTTCCAAGGTGGTGCGGACGCTGGCGTGGTACTTCGACACCGATCCGCAGCTCAACCGGACCTTCAGCTACAAGCTCCCCAACGGTGCGGAGGCGGATGTGGTGTATGACGCGGAGGCCAAGGAAGGCGACTTCGGCGACTTCCATTGGGATCTTGCCCCGTTCGTGGACACCGCGATGGACCCGAGTTTGAAGATGCGGCGCTTTGGCGAGTTCATGACCGCGGCGGGTTCATTCCTCCCGATGGTGCAGCAGTTTGGCGGCGACATGGTTGCGGCGGTTGAAGTGATGGCCGAGCAGTACCAGGTGCCAGAGATTGCGGACATTTTCCCAACGCAGAACCTCCAGATGATGAGCCAGATGGTGACGCAGCGGTACGGCAACCCCGGCCAAGCGACACCGGGCGGCAAGCAGATGACGCCAGCAGGACCCAAGCCCGCGGCAGGCAATCGACCCATCGACCAGACCCGCAGCGACATGGCGGCGACGGTCCCGTATTGAACACGGTTCACCCATCACCCTCGGCTTGCGAAAGTGGGCCGGGTGGGATTCCATGCCTATCTACCCCATCCATTGTGGCAAGTGCCATTTCCACGGCGACACCTTTGCAAAGGTGGCAGAGATTGACCCTGACGGCTGCATTCTGTGCCCCGAGTGCGGGACTCGTGCGCCGCAGGATTACACCCGCAAGACCGTCGGCAACGGGAACCGCGAGTTCCACGGCAAGACGCAAGAGTCGATCACCGAGTGGTTTCACCCCACCGAAGTAGCCGAAGCACGCCGCACCTTTGGCGAGCGTGCGGGCGCGTGCATTCAGGACAACGGCACGGTTCGATTCAAGGACCGTTCGCAGCAGCGCGAGTACGCGGCAACGCGGCACGCGATCGAAGCCAAGGCACAAACTACCAAAGGTGGTAGGTGAGTAAGCAACGTGCCTCCGTTAGTCTTCGGGCATGTCATCGAAACCCATCCCCGAAGAGTCCGAGACGCCCGCACCCGCTGCCGATGAGACGATCATCGACGGCAACGACGCGGACGGCACCGCACCAGTAGACGCCGCACCCGGTGACGATCTGGAAGCCGATGCCATCGAGCCCGAGCAGGAAGAACCTGCCGACGAGCCCGAACCGGACGCAGAGGATGAGCCAGCCGAACCCGCTGACGAGGTGGAAGAAGGCGACGAGACAGAGGCAGAGGCCGAGACGGGCGACGATGCACAAGTAGCCGCCACGCTCGCCGCGGCGCGAGGCAAGCCGGAACCCAAGGCCGAACCGAAGGCACAGCCCAAGGCCAAGGAAGAGCAGGCACCCGAGCCCGACGAGATTGAGGACGAAATCAAGCGGATCGAGGACGAGGTAGACCCAGCGGTCGCCAAGGTCTTGCGTTCGCTCCACGCCCAGAACAAGAGCCTGCTGGCCGAGAAGCAGGAGCAGAGTGCCGAAAGCTACTCGAAGGCCGTCCATGCGGCATTCGACGCGCGGGCCAGCCAAGGGAAGCATGACCTGTACGGGTCGCACTCTGGCGGCAAGCTCACCGACGGCCAGAAGGAAGCCCGCAAGTTCGTCCACGATGTGGCGAACGAGAAGTTCCAGCGACTGGGCGGCAAGACCATCGGCGGCAAGGTCTACGAGTTCGCGGATGCGGTCGAGAGTGCCGAGCGTGAAATGCTCGAACTGCTCGGCAAGGCACCCGCAGCGAAGGGCCAGCCCGCACGGACCAGCACGAACAAGGACGCGGCAGCAGTGCAGCGGCACAAGGCCCGCACGGCTCTCCCTCGCGGCTCGACCAGCGACAGGGGCAGCGGTGCCCTTGACCCCAACGACATTGACGGCACAGCGCCGTCTCGAAAGTGACAGCCTCCGCCGGAGCGGGGGCGAAGTGATTTTGTGCAGGAGTGACGCACATGCCCGGATTGACTCTCTCGCAGTTGACGAACCTCACCCGCTCGACGCGCGCCCAGCAGCGCAAGGTGAAGTTCGCAGAAACCCTTAAGTTCAACCGCTATGCAGGGCTCGAAGAGTTCATCTACACGGGCTCCAGCGAAGGCGTCTCGGGTACGCAGTACGAGGAACGCATCCGCCTGAAGGCGAACACGGGCGCAACCCGTGGCGTGAACCTGTACCAGGTCACGGCGGCACAGAAGGCTCCCCCGGTCAACACCATGACCGTGCCCTATGTGGCGAAGGAAAACAAGGGCATCGTGTTCGATCTGCGCGAGCAGAAGCTGAACCAGGGCTCGGACGTTCAGATCATCAACCATCTGAACGCGGAACGCAGTGCCAACTACGAGGACATTGCCAACCACCTCGAAAACGACATCTTCAACCCCATTTACAACAGCTCGGACAACCTGAGCTTCTGGGGCCTGCCCATGTGGCTGCGTCCCTCGATGACTTCGGGCGGCAGCTTCACGGCTGACCTGACCGGCGGCTTCAACGGCACCTACATCCGTTACGGCGACACCTCGGTTTCGGCAACCCTCGCGGGCATCGACGCTTCGAGCGTTGACAACGAGCGTTGGCGTAACTGGGTCGGCACCCGCTCCAGCGCGTCGATCTTCAACAAGGATCTGGCCATCATGATCCGCCGCGCGATGGAAGCGACCAACTTCCGCCCGCTCCAGATGCTGAAGGGCGAGCAGACGCAGGGCGACTGTGTGATCTTCATGAGCCAGGCCGACCATGAAGCGTACAAGACGCTGGTGTCGGACGGCCCCGACGACCGCAACGGCGACCTGTTCCCGTTCTCGGAATACAAGATCAACGGCGCACGCATCAGCCGTGCCCCGATCCTTGACCTTGACGCGACGGCCAGCATCTACGGCGTTCGCCTGAAGATGTGGAAGTTGCTGAAGGTGCCCGGCTTCTGGATGAACGAGAGCGACCCGCTCCGCAAGGACGGCGCGCACAACGTGTTCGAGATTCCGATTGACATCATGGGCAACCTGATGACGAACAACCCCCGTGCGTGCGGCTTCCGCATCCACGCCTCGTTCTGATTCACCGCCTGAGTAACCCACCAGATTGACACACAGGGCCGGATAGGCCCTTGCACAAGGACAAGCAGCCATGACTTACCAGCAGTTGAATCAGTACAACGGGTACGCCGGTCCCGAGCTGACCGTGAAGTACAGCCCATACAAGAACGACGGCACCACCGTTGTCGCCGCCAACGTCACCGTCGGCAGCATCGTCACCCTCGCGGATGCCCTCGACAGCGACGGCTCCATGAAGGTGGTCCGCCCCGAAACCGCCACACTGGAGAACACCAAGTTCCTGGTGACCGCGGTTGACCCCGGCGTCAACACCATCGTGACGGGCTCGACCCGTGCCGGCGGCTTCATCAAGGTGATGCCCATCCGTGCATCCGTGGGCATTGTTCAGATGCTCATGGCAACCGGCACATCGGCCCGTGACGCCCTGATCTGTGCTGACGGTTCGTTTGCCCTCGCGGCATCGACCGGCATCGCCAGCATCGGAGCCATCGCCGGGTTCGTCGGCTACGCGGTCGAAGCCAACGCGACGGGCTCCAACGCCCTGAAGCTGGTCCAGATCGGCGTCACCCAGTAATCGTTCCCCCCGTCGAGGTTGAAAGAACCAAACCGGCCCGCCGTCAGACAGCTCCCGGTATCTCGATGGGGATTTCATGCAGTACGGCGTTGACAACTCTTGGACCTTCGCCGATCTGAAGCTGAGGCTGGCAGAGGCTTGCGACGTTGCCACGCAGGGCACCGGGGCGGACAACCGCTCTGAGGTTCCCAGCGATCCCAATACGCTCGACCGCCTGAGCCGTGCAATCAACGACGCGGCCAAGGACTTCGCCAGGAATCGCCATCGGTGGACTTGGCTTTGCCCGACCCTGAGCATCACCCTCGAACCGGATGCCGACGGCTCTCTGAGCATTGCGGGTGACTCGCGGCGGTATCGCCTGCCGGTGAACGTCATCAGTGCCCCAGTTGGCCGCATGACTTGGCGTGATCCGTCCAGTTCCTACGGCGGGCGCGTGACTGACAGCCACATCGACCGCGTTTGGGAATACATCTCACGGGCTCCCAGCCTCAAAGGTCAGCCGCTCTACGCCAGCGTGTGGACGAGCAATGACCGCGAAATAACGGTGGGCGAGCGTCCCCCGATGGAGCTGGTGGTCTACCCGGCCCCCGACCTTGCATACACGATCCGCAGCCGCTTCCGCGTCGATGTGCCGCGACTGGTCAACGACGACGACCGGGGCATCTGGGGCAGCATCCACGACCAGACCGTCCTCGCCATTGCCGTGACCAAGTTCATGAGCGTGCGGGAAGACGGGTACGCCACCGCTGTGGCACTCGCGGAACAGGCAATCGCCAAGAGCATCGAGGTGGACATGGAAATGCACGCCAAGAGGCTCGGCAGTTCAGAAGAAGGCCAGATGTTGGGCCGTTCAACCCGTGGGAACGTCCTCAACTACGACGGCTCCACCATCATCAGCTATTGAAAGGGATTCGCATGTCGGCAGCAAACAAACTCAATCTCGAACGAGTCATCAGCGAGAGCCAGCCGGATACGGGGTTCATCGAGGACGCACCTGTACCCCTTGGCGCGTGGACGCTCGGCGCCGGCACCATCATCCCGGCCACTGGCGCGGGCGTGGTTGGTGCTTCTACCGTCACATCCACCGGCGTGCTGAACGTGCTCCTGTGGAACGCCACCGCTGACCAGACCGACACCATCCGCCTCGACTGGACCCTGCCAGGACAGTTCAAGAGCAAGAACATTGGCCAGGGCGAGGCCCCGGTGCTTCAACTGCTCATCAAGGCCCGTCTGCGTGACACGACCGGATCGGCAACGGCCAATGCCGATCTTGCCCTGACGGCAACCGCATCGTTCCACTCGGTGGGCGAGACGGCAATTGGTGCATTGGCTGCCGTGGTGTCCAACACCGTGGGCGCTGTGGACTACGCCGAAGCAGCGGTGGACGGGTTTGCCTGGTACACCTTCGACATTTACGGCGGCATGAGCGCGGCACAGAAGACGGCTCTGGTGCCGCTGGAGTCGATCCAGTTCGTGGTCGCCCCGCAGGAGGCAGTTGGCACGGCGCTCGCGCTCGAAGTGATGAGCACGGTGATCCGCTACCGCCGCCACGCTGGCCTCGAATCCATGTCGTCCCGCTAATTCTCCCTGATGGCTTTCTGACCGTGGCTATCCCATGCCCAACCCGAAACGACTTCAACCGCCGTGGCGTGGTGTTACTGACACCCAGCCGTTCGTAGAGCAACCGGGGGACGCCTGCCCGCCCGGTGCTTTGCTGAACATGCGCCCCCGAGATGTGGGCACAGGGCGGCGTCGGTTCGGGAAGCGTCCAGCCGCGGCCAAGACCTTCGACACACAGATCGGCGCCGGGAATCCGGTGCAGGCCCTGACCAGCGTTCCCAAGAGCGTCAGCCAGGCGGTCGGCCCGGCCCGAACTGTGACCAGTGGCAGCAGCAAGACCGCAGACCTGTTCCGCGGGCAAGCCATCCTGCTCGATCAGAACTGGGCCGTGCGAGCGGCGTTCAACGATGACAGGAGCGACCCGGCAGTTGCTGCCCCTCCGACGGGGTACGGCGGTCGCGGCGCGTTCAACTGCTGTTGGGACCCGGACAACGTGGAGGTGGGGTTCTACGTCACCATCACGAAGAACAACACCCTGACGACGCAGGATGTGTATTGCATTGGTATCAATCGGATTGATAGTGATAGTGGCACCGTGACGCATCAGGGGTACGCGGTCGATGCCGAGCCGGGGTACTCGATCCCGCTGCCGGGAAGCGGACAGGGCGACCTTTTCCCCAATCAGATCAAGTGCGCGTTCGGGTTCCTGTTCATCTGTGCCGGGACATGGGTGTACGTCTTCGATGCCGATGATCTGACGTATCGCCAGCGGGTGAAGCTCACCTGGGCGGACGAGGTGCAGGGGCTGGACACGGTGACGCTCAACGGCGTGCAGTACCTTGTCGCCCTGTTCACGGGCTCATCGGTAGTCACGGGGCCAGTGGTGGCCGATTCAGCGACTCCCGGCGAGGCGTTCGGGCAGTTCGTGCGGTCGGGCGTGGTGGCGTATGTCGTCACGACGGCCAGTTACCTCACCGGCCCGATCTTCATGCCGCAGGGGACGCAGAGCGGTGACGGGGCCTATGAAGCCCATCACACGTTCCGATTCAGCGAGTACAGCAAGACCCGCCCGCGCGGGTGCATCGCCTACGGCTTTGCGGTCGATTCGCTGGGTGACCTGTTCGTTGGTCGCACAAATCAGGGGTTTGGGTACTCCCCGCTCCTGAATGCCAGCCACCGGCCCGACGGGAGCCTGAGCCCATACATCACGGTCAGCAAGTGCGTGCTGTCGGACTTGTGGAGCCAGCGGGCGGCGGGAACGGGTGTCAACTCGTACATCGCTCCGGCCAGCTCGACGGGCTACGGCATCGACGGCGCCGGGTGGGAAGTGGACACCCAGTCATACCGCCGTGCGTTCCTGTGGAACGGCGGCACCTACTACAACGACATTCCCAAGATCATCGCCGGGTCGCGTGATCCTGGCATTGACTCGGATGCCCCGAGCGTTTACGCGGTGGCTCTCGATGAGAGTGTCGGGCAGGTGTACGTCGGCGGTCGCCGGC